AAATGCTGCATCTGGTTTATTCTTAGATGTTCCTGTAACAGGTATTCAAGCATCTTTCACACAAGGAACTATATCTTTAGTGCAAAGCACAAATGAACCGGTAACTGGAATTTCTGCAACCATGACACTTGGGCAACACGCAGAAGTACCAGCACAAATTATAGGAGTTTCGGGACTTTCTATAACTTCATCATTAGGAGAGGAAGGGGCTACAGGTGAGGCTACAGTTACACCTACAGGCATACAATTGACAGGATCTGTGGGAAGTCCTAATATAACTTCCTGGAATGAAATAGACTTAGGGGTATCAAATACTTGGACAGTGGTTGATTTGGCCGCCTAGTTCATGTAAAATATAAAATTATTAAGGAGAATTTTTTATGGCATCAAGTTATTCAAGTGACCTAAAACTAGAGCTAATGGTAACCGGTGAAAACGCGGGTACATGGGGTGACAAAACAAATACAAACCTAAATCTTATCCAACAAGCCGTAGCAGGTTTTGAACAAATTACATTATCATCTGGAGGCACTGTTGCATTAACAATGTCTGACGGTGCAATATCAAACGCTAGAAATTTAGTTATTAAATTTGCAACTGCAACAATTGCATCAAGCACAGTTTGTACCATACCAGATTCAATAGAAAAATTTTATATCTTTGATTGTTCAGGATTAACAAATGCAAATAATCTTACAATCAAAACTGCATCAGGAACTGGTTTTAGCCCAACTGTTGCAGGAGCTGCAAGTTCTAAAATTTTTGCAGCATATTCAGACGGAACAAATTTAAACGAAATATCTTTAAACACTTTAGGTGGCACAATTGCTACAGCTAATTTAGAAGCTTCAGCAGTAACTACTTCTATAATTGCAGACGATGCTGTAACTTCAGCCAAAATTGCTGACGATGCTGTTGTGACCGCTGCAATTGCTGACGATGCTGTTGCGACTGCAAACATTGCAGACGATGCTGTAACTGCTGATAAACTTGCAGACACTTCAGTTTCTGCTGGATCATATACTCTTGCATCAATCACAGTTGATGCTCAAGGAAGATTAACTGCTGCGTCTACTGGATCTGCAGGAGGTGCTGATGGTATGCAATATATTCATTGGCAAGCTGGACCAGCGTCATCTACATACAGTCCACCTTCTAATGTTTCAAAATTTACAGCTTTCGCTTGGGGCGGAGGCGGTGGCGGAGGCGGCTACGGTAACTCTTGGGGAAGAGCTGGAGGACCTGGCGGTCAAGGTGGCTTTGGTTATTATCAAGGTAACGTAACAGGTGGACAAAACTATGCAGTAGCTATTGGAGGACCTGGGAATGGCGGAGGAGCTGGAGGTTCAGGATCTTCTGGAGGAAATGGCGGAAACACAAGTGTAGGAAGTTTATTTACAGTCAATGGCGGTAATGGAGGTAATGGAGGTTTTGGTTCTGGTAACCCACAAACAGGAAACCCTGGAAACCCTGGAAGTGCTCCTGGAGCAACTCATGCTCAAACAAGAGCAATTGGATATGTAAATGAAAAAGCAACTGCCGGAAGTGCGGGTACTAATAACGGACAACCTGGACAAAGTGGTGGAGCTGGAGCATTAATATTTTTAGATAACGGACTATAATTATGGCATATTTTATTTTTAATAACGAAGGAAATTTATACAAAATAGCTGCAGACGATACTGCTAAAACTAATTTAGGTTTAGATGAATCTAAATGGGATGTAAGGTCTGTATCTACAGAAGATTTTAACAAAATTAGAAACAATGAAGTAGATAAAGCAGTTGTAGAAAACGATGCAATTGTTTTTGTAGATCATAAGGAAAGAGAAGGTTTTGATCCAAATATTCAAGATCAAAATGAAATCGATGGTTTAATATCAATTCATAAACACGCTTGTAGCAGTTTTTTAGATGCTGCTGAATCAAGTGCCCCTAACTATTCTGATTATCAAAACTATAAAAATTACCTTGATAGTTTTGATTCTAGTAGTTTGACTTATCCGTTAAGTGTAAAAACATGGGAACAATACTGTATTGACAACTCTATAACTTTTTATCATCCTTTACAAATTCCTTAATTTAGATTATCAATCATCTAAATGTTTGGTAAAATTATTGAGTTTTCTGCAAAGAAAGAATATCTTGAACAAAAAGATCTTTATCCTCAACCTTGTAAATTAAATATACCTGAGTGGTTTAAAAAATTAGAGCACTCTGCTGATAACAAAACTATCAAGGGTTGTATTCCTTTTTTAGATTCTTTAACAACTGGGTATACTCTTAAAATACCAACTGACTTAGTGTTGAAACATAATGCAATTGTAGAAAACCAAAGGACTACATTAATGGTATCTGCACTTACACAAGATTTTTCTTCAAATTTTAATGATAGAGATAACGCTCAAGTTCATCCAGTAAGCCAATTAGGAAATAAGTGTCCATACAATAATAAAAATAAAGGTTTAGCTTTTCAAAAAATATTAAATCCTTGGATAATAAAAACTCCTCCAGGTTATTCTTGTTTGTTTTTACCACCATTAAATAATGCAGATGATAGGTTTTCAATTATTTCTGGTATAGTAGATACAGATACTTTTCCTCTTTATATAAATTTTCCGATAATAGTAAATGGAGATAAATATCCTGTATTAAATACAGTGTTAAAAAAGGGAACACCCTATGTTCAAATAATACCTTTTAAAAGAGATTCATGGAAAATGAAAATAAAAGAAATTGAAGAAAAAGATTTAAATAGTAAACATTATTATTACAACTTAGATTTTGTGTATAATTATAAAAGTAAATTTTGGAATAAAAAAAGTTTTAAATAATGAGTGATAGTATATTTGATTATGTGAGTATTTATGAAAACGTTTTAGACGATAAAACGTTAAGCACTTTTATAAAAATTTGTGAAACAACTGAAAGTTTTGAAGATGCTCCAGTAGTTTATTCGGATTCTGTACAAAGAGTTGCAAAATCTGTTAGACAAACAAAGTCTTGGCCTTTGGAAAATAATCAAAGAATGAAAAGTTTTACAACAATTCATTGGTGCAATTATTTATTGCATGTTTTTTCTCAAAATATAAAAAAATATTTTAGTAAATTTGAAGGAAATATAAGTGTGAACTTAAAAGAAATACAAGTTTTAAAATATAATGAAGGTGGTCATTACGAATTTCACGTGGATCATGGCACTCATACACCTAGAACATTAAGTTTAATTTTTTTAGTTAATGATGGATATGAAGGAGGGGACTTAATTTTTTCAAATCCAGAAAGAAAGAAACAAATAAAAGTACCACCAAAGAAAAATACTTTATTAATTTGGCCAAGTAATTTTTTATATCCTCATACTGTTACTCCTGTAACAAAAGGTGTAAGATACTCTGTAGTAGCGTGGGCACTATGATTGAAAAATTTATACATGTAAAAAATTTTATAAGTAAAGATGAGGTAGATCTTTTAAAAATCTGGTCAGAAATTATGCACAGAAAAAATACAAATAGTTTTGATGACGGACTTATAGCTACCAACAGAGATACCTATTTTTACGGAACTCCTATTACTGATGCTTTATTGGTAAAAAGTAATTCTTTAGTAAATGAAAAAACAAGTTTAAATTTAATACCTACTTACTCATTTGGAAGAATATATACTAAATTCGCTACATTAAAAAAACACACTGATAGACCATCCTGCGAAGTATCTGTAACAATACAAATAGGAAGTGATGGAACACCTTGGCCGATATATATGGGCGGAGAAGAAGTTTTATTAGATGATGGTGATGGTGTTATTTATAAAGGTAGAGAGGTACCCCATTGGAGAGATGAATTTGAAGGTGATTGGCATTCACAAATTTTTCTTCATTACGTGGAAAAAGATGGTAAATATAAAGATCACTTCATGGATAAGAGAGAACTTTTTGGACTTGGGAATGCAATTTAAACAATATAAAGATGGTTCATGCGATATAAAATTTTCTTGGAAAGAAATTTGGATTATAATTAAAAAAAGAAAATTACATTTGACAGCGGAAGGCTTAAGACATTTTGGTAACATGCTTATGAGAATTGTTATGGAATGGAATCTAGAGTTTGATGATAAAGTTTCCAAACTAGAAACACGAAATACAACTCAAATTAAAGGTACTATAAAAGGTGATTCAAGTAGTAAATAATTTTTTGTACAATCCAGATTTTGTTAAGATTCAAGATACTATTGCATCAGATGGTTTTTTTTGGCGAATAAATAATACAAACCCATTTATACTTACACATTGTTTAATATCTAGGAAAGGACAACAAAGAAGTTTTTTTGCAGATTTAATCTTAGATAAACTTTTAGATAAATTACAGACCAAAATAGTTTTAGAATCAAATATTACTTTTTATGGTAAGCACGATAGTTATGAAGAATTTTCTAAGAAATCTGAGTTTTTAGAAAATAAAAATTATAAAACTTGCTTGTTACATGTAAATTCAAATGATGGTTCCACCAAAATAATAGGGATGGATAAAATAGATTGTGTAGAAAATAGGGCTATAATCACAGATACAACGACTAGTTTCTTAGAAATTAACCCTAAAAAAAATACTTTTAAAACTGTCCTAGCAGTTCACTATGAGTAAAGATTCTGTTATAATTTGTTATGCCATTAACAAAAGTAGATATAGCCCCCGGATTCAATAAACAAGTTACCCAAACAGGTGCTATGGGTCGATGGACTGATGGGGATTTTGTTAGATTTAGATATGGATTACCTGAGAAAATAGGCGGTTGGGAACAAATACTTGAAGGAACTTTGATCGGTGCTGCAAGAGAACAATTTGTTTGGGCTGATTTAGATGGTAGAAGATACGCAGCTATAGGCACAAATAAACTTTTAGTAATTTATTATGAAGGTGCTTTCTTTGATATAACACCTTTAGGCACAGCTTTAACAAGTTGCACTTTCGATACTGTAAATACATCAGCAACAGTTACTGTTAATAAACCTGCACATGGTCTTGAACCTGGAGATATATTTCTTTTTTCATCTGTAACTCCACCGTCAGGAGCTGGATACACAGCAGCTAACTTTACAGCAAAACCATTTCAAGTAATTACTGTACCTGACAGTGATTCTTTTACAATAACAATGGCAAGCGCAGCAGGGACAACGGTCAACGGATCAGGATCAGCTACAGTAACGCCTTATATTAAACCTGGAGCATTAGGATTTACATATGGCTTTGGTTGGGGCACAGGGTTATGGGGTGGTGGCCAACAAGTGTTTAGCACATTGAATGGAGCTTTACTCGATGACACTGCAGGAACGGGAGGTTCGGGAACTTCTGTTACGCTTGCATCAACTACTGGATTCCCAAGCACAGGCACAATTAAAGTTGGAGCAGAATTTATCTCTTACACTGGAATATCTAGTAACGATCTCACAGGAATTACAAGAGCAGCAGCAGGCACAAGATCTGCGCATTCAAATGGAGCAGGTGTTGAAGTATTCACGGGTTGGGGTATTGCATCACTTTCACAAACTTTAACAACTGATCCGGCATCTTGGTCTTTAGATAACTTTGGTGAAAAATTAATCGCAACTATTAAAAATGGACAATCTTTTGAATGGAACCCAATAAATAGTAATTCAAATGCTTTAAATACAAGAGCTACAGCTATTTCAAACGCACCAACTGCATCAGTTATGTCATTAGTATCGGATAGAGATAGGCATTTAATTATGCTAGGCACTGAAACAACAATAGGTGACACAGCAACACAAGATAAATTATTTATAAGATTTTCTGATCAAGAAAATATAAGTGATAATGCAGCTTATGTAATGCAATTTGTGGGCCCACCATTTACTTTTTCAATTAGACAAGTGGGATCTAATTGCGGATGTATTGGGCAACATGCTATGAAATTTGTAAATGGTGTTGTGTATTGGATGGGTGAGTCTGGAGGATTTTTCGCATTTGATGGTACTGTAAAATCATTACCGTGTGAAGTTGAAGACTTTGTATTTACAACAAAGAACGGTGACAACTTAGGTGTAAATTATCAAAATGGTGAATCGGTCTATGCAGGATTAAATCATTTATATGAGGAAATTTGTTGGTACTACCCTAAAGCTGGATCTGATTTTAATGATAGGTATGTATGTTTTAATTATCAAGATAGAACTTGGGTAACAGGGTCATTGTCTAGAACCACATGGGTTGACGCAAATTTATATTCTGTGCCATATGCAACAGAATTTAATTCAACAGGAACTGGAACTTTTCCTGACGTGCAAGGAGTGACTAATCTTAATGGATCTACTATATACTATGCGCATGAAACTGGTGTTGATCAAGTTGATACATCAGGAAACAAAACAGCTATACCCGCCTTTATTGAATCAGGAGATTTTAGTTTAAATCCTGACGGCACTAGTGGTGAGTTTTTTATGAGCATGAGAAGATTTGTACCTGATTTTAAAACTATTCAAGGTAACGCTCAGGTTACAATTTTGCTCAGAGATTTTCCAAGTGATACAGAAGCATCGTCTCCACTCGGACCATTCACGGTCACCGGATCAACACAAAAAGTAGACACAAGAGCAAGAGCAAGATTTGCTAGTTTAAAAATTGCTAATACTAGTACAGATGAGAATTGGCGATTTGGAACTTTTAGAGCTGATGTACAACTAGATGGAATGAGGGGATAATGTTAACTGTAAATGATTTGATTGGTTTAGACTATTCAAAATTAAGAAATCCGGTTACACCAAGACAAGATGTGAATCGTGATCAACCTTTTTTAAATAGTAGTTATCCACAACCCGAATATTTTCCTAATGATCAACAAAATTCGTTAAATGTAGACATGGGTGCTACAGGTACTATTCCAATGACTGCAAATATTAATGCACAACCCTTAATGAGTGAAACATCTGGAATAGCTCCTATACTTCAACAAGATATGGATTTTGGTGCAAGCGTTGATAACTTTCAAGGATTTACAGATAAACAAGTTTTTTCAAAACCAACTACACCTAGAGGGGAGGGTTTAAAAGGGTTATTGTCTTTAGCTTTCAGTCTTGCTGCACCAGGAGCAGGTCTTTTAATGAGAGGACCAAAAGGTTTAGCGGGATTAAATAGAAGAATACAACAATCAGATTTTGGACAAGCAACATCTTTAGTTGATTATTTCAATACAGTAAAAAATAGAAGATTTACTGGGCAAGACGATCCTCAAGGAGGAGCTATTACTACTTTTAGAAATGTGAAACAACAAGCACAGGATAAAATAGACGATAGAGGAAGAGGTCAAACACCAACAAGAACAACTTCAACAAAAAAAACAAGTAGTAGACAATCAAGACAAACTTCAGGATCTGGGGGGTTACATAGTAATTATTAATTATGGCAAGAGTAGATATTGTAATTCCAGAACCAACACCTGCATATACTGAAGAAAACCAAAGACAAGTAACTCAGTCTTTACGAACGATGCAAGATAAGTTAAATACTTCTTACCAACAAGAACTTAAAAATGAACAAGATATATTTACCTGGTTTATCTCATGACTATTAGATACAAAAATCAAGGAATAAATTTAAACTCTACAGGAACTATAAGTGTGTTTACCGCACCATCAGATGCAACTGTTCTGATTAAACAAATACAAATAAATAATGGTTCTTCAGGTGCTGTTAATTTAAATGTGCAAGTCACAGATACCTCAGCCACAGCAACTTTTAGGATATTTAACGAATCTGTAACAGGGTCAGCAACCAAAGATATTATTAATCATACATTAGTTTTAGAAGCTAGTGATGTTTTAAAAATGACTGCAGGGACTGCTGATGAAATACAAGGTATTATTTCATATGCCTTATTAGATAGATCTCAAGAGAATGGCTAGACAAAAATTTACCCACTTTGTTCCTAGACCTAAACCTCGCAAAAGACCGAGAAGACACACTAAAAATGTTAACAAGAAAAAAAAGTTGCAACACAATAAAAAATATAATAGACAAGGACGTAAACAATGAGTGATATACCAAAAATTCCTGCAGAGGCCAAAGAAATCATTAAACATAAAAGAACAGGAAAAGTTTACGATACCAAAGCTGATTTCGATGCTGATGTTGCTGATCCCAATACTGATACTACTCAAGATGATTTTAGACAAGACCTAGAAATCACTGTAACAAGAGCTGGTATTATTGGTGCAAAAACAAAAAAATGAATTTAATACAGGAAGATAATTTTTTTCCTGAATTAGATTATCTCTTACCTCAAATCAAACATACAAAACTTTATACACAAGAAGAAACAAGAAAAATTTTAAAAACAGATAATGTAAATTGGCCAGGAAAAAGAAGTCTTCCTTTAAATGAAGTAAATCCAATTTTACATGAATTTATAAAATGTTTAATTAATGAAAAAAATTTATTGGAAAGAGGAAATTGGAGAATAGCTTCTTTTTTACACTTGAGGCTAGAAGGCGATAATGAAAAAGATTGGATACATACTGATGAAGATGATCTTGCTGCACTTATATACTTATCTAATACTAATTTAAATTCAGGAACAAATCTCTATGATAAGAATGATAACTTGATAAACGATATTAAATTTGTTAAGAACAGGTTCGTTATGTACACAGGAAGCACAAGGCACATGGGTTACGGACATCACGGTAATTCAATAGATAATGGAAGACTAACAATAAATTTATTTTTAAATAGAGCTTAATATGAAACCAAGAGGTGCAACTGAAATTCAACATGAGTTGCTTGAAAAATATGTATCTAAAGATTTATTAGATAAGTTTCAAATATGCACATCTATTCCAGGAAAAGTGCCACTGGATCCTAGTAAAATAAATATACTTTGGCAAAAAAATTCTTGGGATCAACCAAACCTACAAAGTTTTTTTAGAAACAAAGAAAGACATCATGAATATGATTGGTATGTTTTTAATTCACATTGGACTTTTGAAAAATTTAGATATTTTTTTCAAATACCAGAAGATAGATCGGTTGTCATTAAAAACGGTGCAAGTCATTTTCCTAAAAGAAAAATCTATAAAAAAGATGAACCAATAAAAATTATACATCATTGTACGCCTTGGAGAGGTTTAAATGTTTTATTACTAGCAATGCAACTTATACAAAATAAAAATGTAACGTTAGATGTTTATAGTTCAAATGATATTTATGGTAGTGAATTCGCTAATAAAGCAAATAAAGATTTCGAAGATTTATTTGATCAAGCTAGAAAATTACCTAACGTAAACTATATTGGATATAAACCTCATGAATATATTTTAGAACATATGCAGGATTATCATTTATTTGTTTATCCTTCTATTTTTGAAGAAACTTTTTGTGCATCTGCTTTAGAAGCCCTTGCTTCAGGATTGCATGTGATAACAACAAACTTTGGAGCTTTACCAGAAACATGTGCTGAATGGCCAGTCTATGTAAATTATAGTAAAGACTATGAATTACTTGGTGCAAGTTTTGCACAAGCTATTGATATAAGCTGTCAGTATTTACATACAGATACAATACAAAACCATTTAGATGAACAACAAAAGTATTACAAAAAATTTTATAGTTGGGATAAAAAAGCTATGGAATGGGAAAGTTTTTTAAAAGGAGCCCTACTTGAAAAAAGTACATCAACTGTGGCCTAAGCCTGTATTCGAAACAGAAATTGTTTGTAAAAAAGATTGGTTAAATTTTGTTTATGATTGTGATTATGAAAGAATGAAAATAGACAACGGTTCTTATTCTAAAGATAAATATATTTTAAATAAATTACCTGAGTTAAAAAATTTAATAATAGAACAAGTAAATTTTTTTGTTCACTGTTGTCTTATGGTATCAAAAGTACAATTTTATTTTTTAAATTCTTGGATTGTAAAACATAATCCTGAAGATTGGGGTCAAGAACATATACACCCAAACAGTTTATTAAGTGGTGTTTATTACTTGGATACTCCTAAAGATTCTGGCAATATTGTATTTGTAAAAGGGCATGACAATACCGAAATATTTCCAGTTGCTGTAAGCCCCGATGTTACAGAATTTAATTATTTAAATTCAAAAGAGGTCCCTTTTCCTATTTCTCAAAATAAACTAATAATATTTCCATCAAATTTAGCCCATAAAATTGAACCAAATAAGTCAAAACAAAATAGATATACATTAGCTTTTAATTTATTCTGTAAAGGAGAATTTGGTTCACATGAATCAAAATTAATACTATAAGGATACTATGAAAGATAATAAAACATTTATAAATGAAGACACTTATCAAACACTTCAAGAAGTAAATATCGAAACACAATCAGATTATGAAAGAGCTAAAGAACCATTATGGAAAGAAGATAAAGATCAATTTAAAAACATAGAAGTTTTTGTTGCTACACCTGTGCATAGTGAAGTATCAATACATTACACACAAGCTTTAATTGAATTTCAACAAGAATGTTTTAAGAAAAAATTAAAAGTATCTTTTCATTTAATAAAGTCATCTTTGGTAACCCAAGGGAGAAACTTATCTGTAGCTGGCTTTTTAGAATCAAAAGCTACACATTTATTGTTTATTGATTCAGATATATATTTTCAAGGTAAATCTATATTTGCCATGTTGAAAGCTGATAAACATATAATATCTGTGCCGTACCCATTAAAAACTTTAATGTGGGATAAAGCTTTCGCTAAAATGCAAGAGGGTAAAATAAAATCTGCTGATGATATTAGACGTGCTTTACATACTTACCCTATGAAATTACCTGACCCAAATAATATTAAAGTAAACAAAGGCGTAATAGAAGTAACTGATTCTCCAACAGGATGTATGCTTATTAAAAGAGAAGTTATAGAAAAGATGATTGAAAAATATCCTGAAAAAGAAATAGTACAAAAGACAGTCATCAATGGTAAATATGTTAACAAACCTAATATGTGGAATTTTTTTGACACACTTCATGATCCAAAAGAAAAGACTTACAATGGGGAAGATTTTGCATTTTGTAAACTTTGGAGAGATTTAGGGGGTAAATGTTATGCTTATATTAATGATGCAATAGTGCACATAGGAGAGCATCAATACCAAGGCAAGTTTCATGATGAGTTGATATCAGCCAAGTAAAATGGTAATATTAGAGACTTTAGATCTAAAAGGAGAATTTATATAATGCTACAATTTTTACCTTACGCACTTGCAGCATATGGTGGTTATAAGGGTTACAAAGCCAACAAAGATGCAGGAGCATCTGGTATTAATAGAATATTAGGTGGTGTTACAGGAGCTACTCTTGGCTATTTTGGTGGTAAAGCGGGACTAGCAGGTGGAGCACAATTAGGTATTCCAGGTTTTGCAGCCGCACAATCAGCATTTACTCCAATAACTTCAGCATCATTTATGCCAGCACAAATTACAGAAGCTTTTAAAGAAAGAGCCGCAAAAAAAGTTTTAGAAGATGAAGCTAAAAAAAGAAACATTTTAGATTTTTTTACAAGACAAAGAGTTGAAGACGGTGCAATTATTGCAGGTGAAAGAGAGATCGATCCTATGAAAGCGGGTATTGGTGCAGGGGCACTAGCATATCTATCTGGAGCGTTTGAACAAAAACCAGTAGATTTGTTTACGCCAACTTATAATATTAATTACGGAGAGTTTGCAAGAAAAAGACCTGGCATGAAATTTATTGATCCTGTTACAGGTGAAGAAAAAACATACGAAAAAATTTACATACCAGAACAAGATAGACCAGCTGACGCTGAAAAAATGGGTCCATATGAAATTTCAAGAAACAGGTTTAATCAAGGTGGTTTAGCTGAAGTTAAAAAATTTAACGAGGGTGGTGTAAACTATCTTCCTTCAAAAATGTCTCACGATGAAAACGATGCGAACAATTACGTTAGAGCAACAGGATATGTTGAAGAT